ACTTTTGCAAGGTTCTGTTCTCTACCCTGATAGCCGCTGAGAACCCTTGAGTCGCCCCGTAGCGACATCACGCTCTCTAAGTTTGATGGCAACCTTGCATTTGTTTTCATTTGTCTTCGGTAGCGGCTTCGGTTTTTGTTTTGTCTTCTGCTCCTGTTTGGGCCAAGGTGCATTCGGTGCTAGTACGGTCTTGAATACGTTTAAATTCTTCATCTTCTTCTTTTGTCCATTGAATGTTGTCATAGCCACTTGACCATTTTTTTTGGTCTGTTGGTCGTTGTGTTGAGCCTTTTCCGCCGTCACTCATATAACCTCCGCTGATTTGAGTTTGCCTGTATTTCCGTCAAATGTAAGTCTTACATTTGGGTCGCCAAATAAGATTTGATTCATGCAGTGCATCTTTACGTTCCAATGCACACAAGACTTAAAAACAACGTCAGGCTGCGGTTCTGGCTTGATGCGGTATTCCGTTGTTTCTCTCCAGTACGGATTTACCGCTTCAACGTCAATCCATTGTTTAGTGGTCTTGCTCCAGTATTCAATCAAAGCGCCATCTGCCCAAGCCTTGATGAGTTCTGCGTGTTTATGAGGTTTCATTTCTTTACGCCTTTTGGCATCCCTGCTCTTGCATAGACATAAAAATCTGTGTTTTCCAATGATGGCTGCTTAGAGCGAGACAAAGCGCCAAACTTTTGACCGTTGGCTTTTTGTCCAGATTCTTTGCGAAGTGTGGACATGAACTCTGGCATATAGGTTTCAACGTAGGCTGGATGGAATGCGTTGATGCTCATAGCAGCTCCCATCCAAACACAACTGACAACCAAAGAATCTTGCATAGCAATCCAAGGCCAACAAGAAATAGCGCCGTCAACATGACGCTTGTTACAAGGTCTAAAAATGCTTTCACCAGAAAATCCAATCAAAAAAAGCGGCTGCTACAACAATGAGAAAGAGAATGTGAATGTCTGTTATTGGCATTTCATAATCCTCTGCTGACGACCTGAGCGGCCAACTCTCGTTCCTTCTATTTTGATGTAACCCTTTTCCAGAAGGGCTTTGTATCTCGCTGTCACGCTTGAATAGGGGAGCGTGGGGAAAAGTTCTAAAACTTGGTCGCTTATACATCCGTTGTCTCCAAATGATTTGATGGCTTCATAGACCATCTTTTCCATCTTTGTTGTGTCTACTTTTTCTGCTGCTTCAAATGATGTTTGTGGGTCGTTTTTGCGAAAGAGTTTTGCAATGTGTGTTCCGAAATTCATCATGTCATATCCTGTTTTATAGGTGGGGGTACTCGCTGCACTGCAACGCCTAACTTACTGGCTAAAGAGCCAACCATTTAGGTAATAGCGCCACAGCATCCGCTTTCCCCCCGTGAAACTTACTTCGTTTCTTCGATGTCCATTTGTTCTGGAGCTTTTGCATTCTCCACTGAGCAACCTTTGCTGATTGCATCAACCAAATCATCCTGTGTTGCCACACGGAGAGTCAGCATAGAGTTTGCAACATGAGACAAAGCCTGTGAGCGAACACTTGCTTTGACCAATCGAATGTCGCCACTTGGAGTGCCGACCAAATAAATGCGCTGTGTAGCCATTTTCTTTTCCTATCTTATTTGAATGCTTCGTTTTTGGCCGCGACCATAGCGAGAGCTGTATTTTTAGCCGCTTGAACAACTGCAATAGGGTCAACATTCACGCCAAATGGAATTTGGGTGAGGATGCCTTGTGTTGCAAAAGCAAGGAACATTTTGAAGTCTTCACGGTCTGATTCCGCGACTTCGGGTTGAGTCTGTTCTGTCATATTTCTCACTTGATGGTTAAACGGTCTTTGCGAACAATCTGTGCGCCGCCAATAGCTTCGCCAGCCAAGATTGCATTTTTAATCTTGGTTTTGCTTGGCTCTGGTGGCTTTGGGTCATTGCAAAGCTCGGGTGGAAAGGTTGCCCCTTCGTCAATCTCAACCGACTCGTCGCGGCCAACATACAGCTTCACTTCAAAGGAGCCATCATCGGCTTTAATCTCTGTGATGCCTGAGACTTTCATGTTGTCAGCAAGGTACTCACGAAGCCGTTTGGCCTTGTTTTCCCTTGATGTTTGGAGAGCCTTGATACGCTTGATGGCGCTCTTGGCTTGTTCTGCCTCTGATTCAGTGTTCAGTACATAGGCTGCGACCTGTGTAATCTTGCTGCCAAGCTGAACACGGAACTCCTCAAACTCGGGCTTGGCTACGCCGTCCTCGTCGAACAAGTCGTCAAGCTGATTGCGAAACACATGGCTGAGTTGATAGAGGGATGTCATTTAGAACCCTTCGCGTGGCATTGCGGCCAATTCTGCGTACTGTGGGGACTTCTTGATGGTGTCGGCCAACCAATCAGGCAAAGCCTCAAACACTTGCCAATCTGGTTCGTCAAGGTTAAACATGACAACTTCATGGTCTGGCTGCGGCTTCAAGTTCTTCATGGAAGATGGAAGCGGAGTGATGGCGGAGATATTGGTGTATGTCTTGCCGTCTTTTTCGCTGGTGGTGATGTTCAACATACAGTAAACATTCAGGATGTTTGTGATGTCAAAGCCTTCCAACTCCTCGGGGGTGAAATCACGACCACGCCAAGAGATTAAATCCTTGCGTAGACCAGCCTTTTCGTTGAGGGATAGGGTGTAGGTCTTCCCAATGGTCATTTGACGCTGTACGCCGTCAATTTCGACCGTCAGGGGTGCGCCTGTTTCGTCTTCTCCGAACACTTCCCAACCCAAACGGATTTTGTGTTGTACGGTTTGACCATACTTGCCGTCTTGGAGTTGTTCGCCCATGTCCACCAAGAGGTAGCAACGAGCAACGTGAGAGCCAACTGGAATGCGTTTGAAGTCAGCATTACCCTTGTCTTTTGCAATAAATCCCATTTTCTTCTTTCGTTTAAAAACCGCAATTACAGGTCTGCGGAATGACCTTTTTTCATTTGTTCAATCAATTCGCGTTGGCGGTACATGATTTCTTCGGTGTCTTCAAGCAAGTGGCATAGCTGTCTGATGGTTGTTTCAAGGTAGCCAACCCTGAATGCAAGCCTGTCATTGGCTTCACTTGAATGAAATTCAGAAGCAGTTTTTGCTTTGTTCAACAAAATCTGGGCATCCATGTTATCCCCAAATCTTGAAGAAAAGGTAGCCAGCAAAGAAAGAAAGTGCCACATAGCCCCAAAATTCTGTACTGATTTCCTTTGGAGTGTGGGCTTCAAACCACACTGAACGCTCAAGCATGGCGTTGTGTTCAACAGTGTTGGGAAACGCCTCATCCATTGTGCGTGGGTACATACGGGTAGTGTGGTTCATGGTTGGTTCCATTCTTCAATGACTCGTTTCATGTCAACTTCGCAGTATTGCTCAATCTCATCTTGTTCGGAAGGTGTGAGCAATTCCCAAATGTCTTTTTTGTTGCGAATGACACAAATCTCAAATGAATCAGGTTCACCAACGGATTTGTCGCCTTCTGAGAATTCATAGTTCACCAAAACATCTGGGCAGGATTCTGTTGACCATTCATCAAGGTAATGAATGAAACTGTTGGTTAGGTTTTTCATGCCAATACCTTTGCTTGAGCTGCTGCGGCAATTGCTTTGAGCAGCAACGATTCCGACACCGCTTCGCCACGTTCTATGTATGGCGTAACAGTAAAAACATCTGGATAGCTGATGTACTGAACCCCATGTTGATAGACCTGATACAAGGCATACGTTTCGTCTTTTACTTGATACAAGCCAATCGAAGGCCAAGACTCTTTCTTTTGCCACTCTTGTGGACAGACATCTACTTGTGTGATTTCAATGATGTATTTCATGTTGTTTCCTGTGTTGTCATCCTTATCGGACAGACGTAGTATACACAACTAAACAGTCGAGTAAAGTAATCCCGACTAAGTTGAAGGGTCTATACCAGTATAGAGAAATCAACTATAATCCGACACATGAAAAAACAAGACGCAATCAAGTTGGCTGGCAGTGCCATCAAACTCGCCAAGGTTCTCGGCATCACAAAGGGTGCTGTGTCTCATTGGGGTGAAGACATCCCAAAGGGACGAGAGTATGAGCTTCGTTACATACGACCTGATTGGTTTACGCAAGAAAAAAAGAAGGCATAATTGCATCGTTGCTGGGGAGCAATGTTCTAGTAAGCCCATTAAGGCAGTCTGCACCGTACTAGCGGTGTCTCCCCACGGTTAAAACCCGAGACTGTCTTAGTGGGCTTTTTGCTGGGGAGCAAATATGTTGACTCAAAAAAGATTAAAAGAGCTTTTAACCTATGACGAAAACACAGGTGTTTTTGTTTGGAATGAGCGTCGAGGAGGTTCTGCATCAAAAGGCTCTGTTGCTGGAGCTTTATCACAAGGATATAGAAACATACAAGTTGATAAAAAGACTTTTCAAGCTCATAGACTTGCGTGGCTTTATGTGCATGGGAAATTTCCAGACAAAGACTTAGACCATATAAATCTTAGAAGAGATGACAATAGAATTTCAAATCTTCGAGAAGTAAACGACAGTGAAAACAAACAAAATCAAAGAAAATACAGCACAAACACTTCTGGATATAAAGGCGTTTCTTGGAGTAAATCTTCAAAAAAATGGCAAGCTGGAATTTGCGTAAACTATAAAACAATTTCACTTGGGTTATTTGAAAAAATAGAAGACGCAGCTAAAGCGTATGAAGATGCCGCAAAGAAATTTCACAGGTTTAATTTGATAGAAAAAAAGGAATCAGCATGAGCTACGCAGAACTTGAACTTAAAGTCATTCAATGGGGGGAAGCGCGTGGCATCGTGCAGAACTCAAACCCAAGAGCGCAATGGAAAAAGACGCAAGAGGAAGTTGACGAGCTTTTGGCCGCTATTGCTCACGATGACCGAGACTTGATGAAGGATGCCTATGGAGATATTTTGGTAACTCTCATCATGGGCTGTGCAACGGCAGACATTGACCTTGTTGAGTGTCTTGAGTTGGCATACAACGAAATCAAAAATCGCAAAGGTTATTTGACACCAGAAGGTATTTTTGTCAAAGAAGTGTGATATAGTTTTTGAAACAGCGGCTAGGACTTGGGTAGCTCCCAAGACCGAAAAGAGTTTCCCCCTTCTCCTGCCGATTGTTTCTTTCTAAGGGTGGACAAAAAAGTTGGACAAAAATGCTATTACAGCCAAAGAATTGGGCGCACTTTCAGCACTATAAAGACCGCTGCCCACCGTGGATAAAGCTCCACCGCGACCTCCTAAACAACCGAGATTTCATGCGCTTGCCATTGGCTAGCAAGGCGCTAGCGCCAATGCTCTGGTTGCTAGCAAGTGAGTCCAAAGATGGGCAATTCGATGGCTCACTGGATGAGCTAGTCTTTCGCCTCCACATCACTCCCAAAGAATACGAAGATGGCTTGAAACCGTTGCTGGATAAGGGTTTCTTTATTTCTGATGACAGTATGCTAGCAACACGCTTGCAAGTTGCTACCCCAGAGACAGAGACAGAGGGAGAGAGAGAGGCAAAGAAAGAGACAAAGAAGGTCGCTGTCGCTCCCGTTGTTTTGCCAGATTGGATTCCTTTGGTGACATGGCAGGCATTTTTGGAAATGCGGAAGAAAATCAAAAAGCCTCCAACTGATTACGCAATGCAACTCATCATTGACAAACTGGCGAAGTTCAAGGCCAACGGGCAGGATGTCCAAAAGGTCTTGGAGAAGTCAATCACCGCTGGTTGGCAGGATGTCTTTGAAATCCATGACAAGCAACCGTTTGGCAACAAGTTCGATGTAGCTCACACCACTACACCGCCACCGCCAAACCAAGACGCTGCTCTCAAGAAGATTGCGGAAGACCGAAAGAAGGCTGTGCCAATGCCTGCCGACATCAAGGCGAAGATGGCTGAATTGACAAAGGGGATGAAGGTATGACCGATGGCAACGAAAAAACCGAAAGAAGCCCCAAGACTGTTTGGGCCACCACTGGAGCGCCCAAGCGCATACAAAGGCGGGATAACCCAAGCGGAGTTGGAACACATGAGGGACTGCGAAGCCCGAGAGTGGATAAGACGATACAAGGACAAAGCGAAGACGATTGGTGCGAGTGGAGCTGCAAATTGGTGGCAAGACCACTTAACGGTAATGCAAAAAATCAGAGGCGAGTTCGCTACTTTGGATTTGAGGCGGCGCATGACTGAACAACAGAGGAAAAAGAAATGACACAAGAAATTATCAACATTGACATTAAAGACACAACGCTTTCTGGCAGAACAAAAAATTGTTGCCAATATGCAGGGATTCAAACTGTTGGCGTTCTTACGCAGTTAGAGGCTTGGGAGTTGTTGCGTATTCCGAACATGGGAAGAAAAAGCGTTGAGGAAATCATCCATTTTTTGAACAATTTTGGTTTAACGCTAAAAGGTCAAGATAAGTTTTACAAGCGAAAGCAGCAATTGCCTTGGGTTGTAAAGATGATTGAGGAAGCTGTGGCAAAAGAACGCAAAGAATTGGCTGATGAATTTGCGGGGCTAGGTGAGTGGGTTTGTGTTCATATTGTTGAGGCAAGAGGAAAATGAGAATCGAATTGGACTTCCCTCCTGCTGAACTATTCCCAAATCGAGCCAAGGGAACGCATTGGGCCAAGCTGTACCAAGTCCGTAGTGACTACCGCGAAGGTTCAACATGGCTTGCCAAACACCAGATTAAAGATTGGAAGCATGACGGTGGAGACATCCGCCTCAAGCTGACATTCATCATGCCCGACAAACGGATGCGTGATGCTGATAACTGCCTTGCGGCAGCTAAAGGTGCGTTGGATGGACTGTCAGATGCCTTGATGGTGAATGACAAGTTCTTTCAACCCATCGAAATCCATCGTCAATTTGGCGATAAATCAACCCGTAAACTTATCGTGGAGATAGCATGACAATACAGAAGACCCTCAAAGAACGTGGCTCTCGTTACGGCGAGTTTGCCGACAACGCTGAAATCAGCCAAATGTTGAAGCAAACAATGCGTAGTGCAAAGAATTGGGAATTGTTAACCTATGCCCAACAAGAGGCTTTGGAAATGGTGCAGCACAAAATTTCACGAATGTTAAATGGTGACCCCGAATATCTTGATAATGTAGTTGACATCTTAGGTTATACTGAGCTTATGTTCAATGACATGAAGGGGAACCAACGTGGCGGCAAGAGGAAAATGGGCTAACCCAACCAATACCAAGACCTACTACTGTTGGCGCAACATGAGGAGTCGGTGCTATGACAAAAATCATGTTGCGTTCCACAACTATGGCGGCAGAGGTATCACTGTTTGCGATGAATGGAAAAATGATTTTGACGCTTTTGTGAGAGACATGGGTGAATCTCTTGTTGGGATGTCTTTAGACAGAATTGACAGCAATGGAAATTACTGCAAAGAGAATTGCCGATGGGTGACCATGAAACAGCAGCTCAACAATCAAAGACGAAATCGTTTGGTGACAAAAGATGGTGTCACAAAAACATTGTCTCAATGGGCAGAAAGTCTTGGAATAAGACAGGACACTTTATCGCGTAGGTTGAACCGGATGAGTCCTGAAAAAGCGTTGAAAGCTGGATATTTGTTTGAAATGCAGCATGGAACGCGCACAGGATATGAGGCATACAAATGTCGGTGCGACCTGTGCAAAGAGGCAAACAATAAACGTCATCGTGACGCAAGACAAAAAAGAAAAGAAAGAGAGAGTTTGATATGACAAGACAAGAATACTACGAGCATCTGTGTCAACTTGGACTTCCTGAACTGATTTCGGCATCAATGGCCGCTCAATCAGTCAGGGGAGCAAGGGATAGAAAAAGCTCATCCATGAAATACGCCGTGTACTGTTTTCAAAGTTGGAATCAGACATGGGAAGGCCAAGAGTTTTGGTCTGAATTTGTGGACTTGGTATGAAGTACAAGCTCTACGAAGAAAAGCAAGCCCACGCCACCATGTTGGCGGTTTGGAACATCATCAAGGAATCAATCTATGGCGGCAAGAAAGTCATATTGGAGGTCACTGAGGAACATCGCAGCGACCCCCAAAACAAGAAATTCCACGCCATCATTGGGCAGATTGCGAAGCAGGCGGAACACGCTGGTGCGAAATGGGATGTTGAGGCGTGGAAACGGTTGCTTATCGACCAATGGGCAAAGGATTCTGGTCGCAGTCGGGGTGATGTGGTGGCTTCTCTTGATAACGGTGACGTTATTCAGCTAGGTATTCAGAGCCGAAAGTTCACCAAAGCCGAAGGCGCTGAGTTCATCGAATGGCTGCTGATGTGGTCTGCAACCAACGGAATCGACATCAAAGAACCAGATTGGCAATAACTATGGTATAGTTATCTCAACCCAATCAAGGGTTACACAAGATAGGACAAGATATGAATTACCCAAAACTTCCAAACAGAAAATCCAACCTTGAAAAAGGCTATACCGATTTGCAGATGCGACGATATGCAGAGGAATGCGTAAAGCAAGCCCTGATGCACTATGGCGCAACTGATGAGCAAAGAGTCGCTTCCCTTATTGAGCAAAACATTGACAAAAGTAACACTGAAAATTGGATAAAGAAAGTTGAAGACATCTTGGTAAACAACTGCAATCAAAGCAATAGGATGGCTCAGTTTCTTGCTTACAGATTTGCAAAAATGGTTCCTGCTATGCAGTGGAAATCCATCACCACAGACGAAGTTATTAGTCTCATACCGCAAAGGGAGATTGACCTGTCTGCATTGATTCTGCTTGGTAAGCGCGTCAACAATCTGCTGATGGAGCGCAACACATGGAAATGAATTGGCCCTTCCCAACACATCCACCAACACCGTGGACAGCAAAGCAAATCAAAGAATACGCGCAACAACAACGCGCACAACTGCCAGAGGCTCCGTTATGACTGACGAACAAAGATTGCAAGCAATCACCGAACAATTGCTTATCGTGCGTGACAACTTGTTCCGTGGTATGAGCAAATCAATGCAGAAGCTGCAAGCCAGAAGCATCAATGAAGTGTTGGAGTTGCCAAATTTCACACAGTCACCACAGCCAGAGCAGGAGCCTGTGGAAGATTTGCAAGCTAAATTAAAGTGGGCAACAGAACAGCTTGAAGCCAACATCAACTGGGAATTTGTTGCGGCTGCAAAAGAGGAAATGTTGAAAGCGGCTTGGGCTGAAATCAAAGAGCTAAGAGAGCAAATTAAAGAGCCAGAGCAGGAGCGATGTGTTGGTTGCGAGGCTTGTATCGATACAGCCTGTGGTCGTGATGAGTGCCCAAAGGGTTGGCCTAAAGCAGCACAGCCAGAGCAGGAGCCTGTGGAATGGGGTGTGGATTGGGGTAAAGACGGCAACAGCGTAAGCATCATCAAAAGGCTTGCTGATGGCAACATAGAAGTTCTTGCGTGGGAATATGCCCCGCATCCACCACAGCGCACAGAGCAAGAACAACAAATTGAAACGCTAAAACGCTGTTTGTTTCAAATGCAAGAAGCGGCAAAAGATTTGGTTGAACAGGCAAAATCTTTGCCCCCACCACAGCGCACATGGGTTGGGCTGACGGATGAGGACTTTGCTGTTTGTGGTGATGAAGATGATGTTGTGTTGGCTCGATATTGGGAGCGAGTTTGCAAGGAGAAAAACAATGCGTAAACGCTGCCGCCGCCGTGTGTGGTCAACAGACATTAACCCAATCGCTCATGCTATTGCTGGCGCTTGCATCACAGACACAAACTCATTGAACCAACTTCGCGTGGGTGAGGTTAAAGCCTTGGAAGCCATGAAGACTGGTGAAGCTGGTGTTCAAGAGTGGCAAGTGCTTGTGGACATGATGAACATTGCTGAGATGATGGGCAGAAACGGGATTGGCCCAGAAGTCCTCGACCATTGTGAAGCAGCCAATGAAGCACTCCATCGCGCTGCCAAACGATACGAAGCCACAAAGCGTATGGGATTGTCTGGTGAAGGTCTGAGAGCATTGGGTGACATCATGGAATACCATGACCTACAAAGAACCAGTGTCTCAAGGGCAAAGTACCAACAGATGATTGAGAAGACTCGAAACTACCTAAAGTCGCATGGCAAGTATGTGACGCACATTGAATGAAAAAGACAGGCTGGCCTCCCGGCTTATTGCAGGACGACTGCTCTAAACTGAGTCGCTGGTTTGCATCCAGACCAGACGCAAGGTATCAAATCAGAATGATGTTCCCAAAACACGAATACGTCCGTAGCCCCAAGCTGCTCAAGGCAGTGAGGACGCTATCCTGTCAATCCTGTGGCTCAGACTATGGGATTCAGGCTGCTCACACCAATTGGGGAGGTGGCAAGGGTAGGTCAATCAAGGCTGATGACAGTCACATTGCCGCCCTTTGTCAGACCTGTCACCACGCCATTGACCAAGGCCACCTATTGAGTCGTGAGCAAAGAATGAAGCTATGGGTTGTCGCCCATTACAGAACCGTGAGAAAATTGACCCAATCAGGGATGTGGCCTGCCGAAGTCCCTATCCCATTCGACCCAATTTACGAGGAAATCTGGAATGAAGAAATATACAGCCAGCGTTGAGCAACAACTCCAACAGAACTCCGACCCTGTGATGGACATGGTGATGTGCTTCTTGCACAGCGTCACCAACGCTCACATCCTGCATTTCTCCACGACCAGCTACTCGGCTCATAAAGCACTCAAAAGTTTTTACGAAGACATAGGGGGTCTGTTGGACGGATTTGTTGAGGCGTTCCAAGGTAAGTACGGTCTGCTGACTGATTACCGCCCTGTGTTCAAGTTGGCAGAAGAACCACTGTCGTACATGATGTACCTGAAAGACGAGTTGGCTCGTTGTCGTAACTCAGGCAATTTCCCTCAAGACAGTGAATTGCAGAACATTGCAGACGAGATTGCAGCCTTGGTGGACTCAACCATCTATAAGCTGCGCTTCCTCAAGTAAGTTTGCAGACAGCCGTGGGAATGGCTGAATCATTGCGAACAGTCAAAGCCTACCCTGTGTAGGTTTTGACGGCCCTTTTGCATTGGTGGGGGTCAATTTTGTAGAGCAGTTGACCCTGATGGAAATAAAAAAATAGTGTCAATCGACTGACTTTGTTTTTGAAAAAAATTCCACCCAGAAATTAAGCTCTCAATTTTTTTTCCAAAAACCTCGGGTGTAGGGGTGTCATTTATTTTGGCCGTGAAACATTTTTTTTGGTGTTTCACGGGTAGAAAATGTTTCTAAACCGCCTGTAAGTTGTTGATTTATATAGAAAAAGCCCGCCGCGCTTCATGCCGCCGCAAAATTTCCACGCTTCGCCACGCAACGCCGCGCCGCCCAAAACGCCCGCAAAAGCCCCGTTTTAAGGCTTTGCCCCGCGCTTTTGATAACCCGCCGCCACGCTGCCGCCGTACCCACAAAAACCCCCGCAAACCCCGCAAAAGCCCCGTTTTTTAGGCTCTTGCCCGCTTGCTTTGGGCCTTATTTACACCCGCCACGGCAGCAAAACGCCGCCGCCGCGCCTTAAAACTGCCGCCATACGCGCCCGCCTTTTCTTTGGCATGGCCGCAAAGCGTGGCCGATAAACCCCGCCGCGCTTTTGTATAGCTGCCGCCCGCCGCCTTGCATAGACCGCCCACAAAGAGCCGCCCACGCTTGCGCCTTGCGCCGCCGCAAATACTCCGCGCCGCCTTTTGTAAGCCGCCCACGGTTACGCCTTGCGCCTATACGCAAAACGCCCACGCTCTAACCTTGCGCCGTTACGCGCAAAGAGCCGCCCACGGTTAACCCGCGCCGCCCCAAAGAGCCGCGCCCACGGTTAAGCCGCGCCCGTTTTAGAGCCGCTTACAAAAAGCCGCAAAGAAAAAACCGCCCACGGGGGCGGCTTTAACCTTGCAAATAATCCGCGCTATCTTTCCAGTAATTGCACCCCAAAGCCGCAAGAAGCCACGCCGCCGCCCTAAAAATTACCATGTGGCGCGGCGTTGCATAATCGCAAATATCCCATAAAAAGCGTTTTATTGTTTTCATGTTTAGCCCTTTGCAAAGTTTGCGACAAAATCAAAATTAGGGTGCAACTCTTTAGCCCTTGCCACTGCCGCTTTGCAAGTAGGCGCGGCGTTTGTAGCCGCAAAGAAAATCAAGCCGCCTTTGTGGGCGCTATCTTGCACATTAGAGTTTTGTTTTACCCATAGGTAAATTTTGCGTTTGTATACTTTGAAATCAGTTTTCATGCGTTACCCCTTAAAGCCCGCAAGGGCCATGCTTTTTTGTATATCGTTTTTAATTGCTTGAATTGTGGCGGCGCTTAAACCGTCACGGATAGCAAAGGGGGCGCAAATTGCCCGCCCTCCAAGTGCCGAAAGTTGCACAATTAGAGCGCCCGCCGTTAAACAATCCCCCGCCTTTTCTATGTCACGCAAGGCGGCGCGGGTGTTTACTGCCGAAAGAGCTTCTAATTCTTTAATTTTTCGCTCTAATTCTTTGTAAGTTGGCTTTTTCATGCTTGCCCCTTTAAGTTTCAATTGTGACGGTGACGGCTTGCGGCGATAGCTTGCCGATATATAACGTGCCACTATTTGAGAAAATGCAGCAATACACCCGCCGCCACTTGCCCCCATGTTGCACCATGTAGCGCGTGGGTATCTTGCGCCCGTAACCCGTGGCGGTGTAACTTAACCCGCGCTCTTGCCACGGTAGCGGCTTCTCTTTAACCGCCACGCTTTGCGTCAAAAAGGGGCCATTTTCCCCGCCTTTAAATTGTAAATACGCTTCCATTTTTTACCCCTTTGCCGTTTTGTTGATATACCGCGCCGCTTCTTTATCGGCAAAAAATAGACAATTTACGGCAGCGTCTACCGTTTTAAAGCTCTTTAGCTCTTTGGTTTCTTCATTAGACAAAAGAAACCCGCCCACGCCTTGCCAAAAATGCCACTTGCCAAAAATCAACGGTTTCATGCTTGCGCCCCTTTTTTTAGTTGCATTGCTTGCGCGTCAAAAAAGCGCCGCGCTTGCGTCAAAGTATCAAAGCACTCCCAAAGAAACCGCCCCCTTTCGTCGCTCCGCGCTTGCACATGGGTGCAACCGTCTAAAAAGAGCGAAAGAGTAACGCCGCCCGCTTCTTTGGTTTCAATGTACCCGCAAGCCAAAGCGTATGGCGTAAGCCGCCCCGCCTTTGTTTTGAATTTATCCATGCTTCGCCCCTTTGTTTTGCTCTTTGAACCTTGCCACGGCTTCTTTTTTGGTGTAACCCATGTATTGCATAGAAACCAGATAGCCGCCCACGATAGCGGAAACCCGCCACGCCCCTTGCATTGTTTTTTCAGTTGATACCCGCATTTTTTACCCCTTATAAAACGTAAACTCTAAGCACCCGCAAGGCAAAGCAAAGGCAATTGCATCATGCCACGGGGCGAAAAATTCGCTATCCGATACACCCACGCAAGCGCCCACGGCTTCGCTATCTAGCCACGCTTGCAAGGCTTCTTCTTCTTCATCATTTAAGCCGCTTGCATCATCATTTATCAAAGCGCAAGCCCAAAAAGCGGGCAATGTATAAGTGACGGTTTTAATTTTTGCCATGTTGCGCCCCTTTTTGTGTATCGCTCAAAGCGGCCAAAATTGCCCGCGCTTGCGCTTCGCTTATGTTTAGCCACTTTGTCGCCCCGCCTTGCTCATTACAGATTTTTAGGCGCAATTGGCCGTCAAAGCCCAAAACGGCGCAAATTTCCTTTTGCTCAAAATTCATTTTTTACCCCTTAAAGCCATGCGGAGCGCAACGCATAGCCGCCCGCGCTATCTTCTTCGCCGTTGCGCTTGCCATGCGGCGCGGGTGTACCCGTGGGCCAAAGGGCGGAGCCTAAAGAATAAACTAGGTCAAAGCCCATATCCATGCCGCAACCGTTGCAAACAATGCCGCCTTTATCGGAAAACTTGCGGCCCGTTACGATAGAAGCGGCAAAAGATATATTGCATATCTCCCCGGTTTCTACAATAAACAACTCAATACGGCGTTGCATACCGCTAGCCGATACGCTCTTTAAGTTGCAATACACCTTTTGGGCGGGTTTAATGCGCTCTAATAGCTCCGCCTTTACTTGCTCTTTGTATAGCGCCGCGCCTTTGGCTTGCGGCAGCTTTACGGCTTGCAAATGGTATTCTGGGTATGACGTAAAGAAAACGCGCCCCGCTTCTTGCATATAAATTGTTTTAGCCATGTTGAACCCCTTATTTTGTGAAAACGTCAAAACTTGCAAGCGCAAGACAAACCCACGCCGAAAAAATCAAAGCGCCTAAAATG